CCGCCGCCGCCTACGCCGCCGACGCCTACGCCGCCGCCGCCGCCGACGCCGCCGCCACCACCACCACCACCGCCTACGCCTACGCCTACGCCGCCGCCGCCGCCGACGCCTACGCCGCCGACGCCTACGCCGACGCTGCAAGAACTAAAATGCAATTTAAAATTTTAGAGTATGGGATCAAGTTGTTGGAGGAAAAATGACGAAAGCGAGTCCGTTTACCGACGAGGATATTAAGAAGCTAAAGAAAATCTATAAAACAGATAATTCATGGCTCATACCAAAGAAAATGATGGACGCCATCCTCGCCCGTCTTGAAAAAGCCGAGCAGGTTATTCAATCTGTACAAAAAATGCCGGAAGAAAGTTGGGATGGGGCTTGTTACGACTACGCAATAAAAGCCTGGCGCAAATCCGCCGGAAAATGAGCGATTGGGGGGATAGGTGAAAAAGGAAGATCTTTATGATGATATTTTTTACCTTATCGAAAACTTGGGAATTGTTTTTAGGGGTTGCGGGGATGCGAGCTACCATACTGATATAGCAACTAAATCTCTCATAAGATTACTGAAAACTTTAGATGTGATCGAATGACCCCCCGCGCTAGGATGCTGACCGCGAAAGAAGTGGATGAACTACGGAAATGGTGCGGAAATCAGTCTGTGCTATTGATCTGTTCGAGGGTTTATATCCAAATGGATTGCGAAAAATTGAAGCCTTTGATGGACACTTGTATTGCAGCGCTGAATGTGGTGGAGGCGGCGAAAAAAGTAGACAGAGAAATGCCTTTCACTAATTCAAAATACGAAATGCGTAAAGCCATTGAGCCCTTCCAGGGAGGTGACTAGCGTGTTCGAAGTAACACATTTCGAAGATGAAGCAAGACGATCATGTGGAGATGCTTTGAAAGAAGTGAAAAAGCTTAAGAAACAGCTCGCGGAGGCGCGGGCGCAGATTCACAAGTTTGAAAAAGACATCGAATTTTATTGTGAGTCAGGAAAACTTGAAATTAAAAGAAGAGAAAAATCAGAGGCGAAGCTCGACCGCATGGAAAAAGAACTGGCCGAGGCGCGTAATTCCATTAGTACTTGGGAACAAGTTCACTTGGAAGATAAGCAGATCAACGCGTTACTGAAAAGCGATCTAAACACTGAGATTGAGCGGTTACTAACAAACAGAACAGATCTTTCAAATGAACTTATCAAATGCTCTATCAAGCTCGACCGCATACAGGCGGCGGTGGAAGAACTATTCAAAGAAGAAACCATTAAAAAAGAAGAATTTTCAAATGTTGTAAATAGCAGGTTTAGAAAACTCAAAGAAGCTCTCGCCCAGGCGAAGGGTGATGGGAAATGAAGCCAAGAATCCAACACCTCCGCAAGACTAAAAGCCCTTGGTGTAAGTGCAAACACACCACGCGAAGGCCGTACCGGGTATTTCCTAAAGAGCCGATGACCACTTGTGGGCAATGCAACAGGCCATATCCTGGGCGTCTCACGTTTGAACGGGCCATGCAGAATCCGATTAACAGATGAAAGTTCCATCCGCTATTCTGATCTGCGCCCTAGCGCTGCCGACCCCATCCATCCACTTCGGCGGCCATTGGGATTTTATGTCGGCGAAATCATTCCTACGACAATACTTTCAGCTCAAGAGGTTCCTTACTCATTACAAGGCGCAGTCTGAATTTTTGATCGTACCTAAGTCAATTCACCTTGTGCCGCCAGGGTATACGCTCTTACCGTTTAAGTGGCGAGGACATTCTATTTACGAGAAAAGATCGGCATGACAATGATCGTTATTGTTATCATGATTCTTCTAGTGGCTTTTATCGGTCTTATCGTCCCAGGCTATTTTGATCGATGGTTTCGATGAATAAAGACGAGTTCATTCCGTGGGTACTCTTTGGAATGTTCCTATGCATCCTTATTCCTCTAATCCTATATGGTTAATGATCGTAAAAAAGTAGGTGGTAAATGAAAATCAAGAACTATGAACAACTCGCCAACGAAATAAGGTGGTTTATTGATCGACAAGTAGAGCTAGAGGTGAAGAAGCGATTGCGTCTGGCGTCGAAAAACGTACGTTATTTGACAAAAGTAATGGGTAGTGAGCAAAAGAGTCTTCCGCGTATTGAGAACAAAACTCCTGATTCCCAGACAACCACCCAGCCGTTAAAACCCCAAGAAAAGGATACCAACTTCCCCTCCTAGATTCCGCGTATTGAAATACAAGTGAAAGCTTTATTGGATCTAAGTCAGGAATTCTCCGTATTTCAACATTCGGCCAGAAGGGATCTGGGATCACGAATTTGTCAATTTTAGGAGGCTGAGAAGAATAGTAGTTCTTAGGGTTTGCCGCTACGAAAGCGACGTGATAATAAGCCATCGAACCAACTTGATCCCCCATCAACTGCTCCCCTTTACCGATCAATCGATCGATAAGGGGAGCTCCTGGAACGACCTTCCACAACAATAAATCTCCCGGCTGTAAAATCACTATGGAAGCACGATCATCGCTAAGGCCGCTCCTGATAATAATCCCCACGGCATTCCCTGAAAATGAACAAATAGAAATGTCGCCAATGCTACGCCAGCTATTTTGAGAATCAGTACAGGACTCATTTAAGCCGCCGTTGGAGGAGTTGTCGACGCCGCTACAGGTGCCGCAGCAGCGCTGGCTTTGATTCCATTGAAGTCATTAATGAGCTTCTGAAAGTCCGTATTGACTTGACCGATATCAGTTAAGATTTTCATGGCATCAGGCAATAATGCTGGCGCTTCAATGGCTATTTTGCTAATGATTCCTAAATAACTCATTATTTCTGGCATTTTCGTTTCTCCTTTTCTGCGTTCATATAGATGGCTAAGCTTCAGCCATCCTGCGAATCTGTCAACAATATCTTCCCAATGTACGACCCATTGTGTAAAGATAATAAAAATGGTACTTAATTTTGTGAACTCCTGATAAATCCAATGGATCATGTTCCTTGGACATACCAACAAACGTTCGGTGGAAGCGTAGGACTATCATCAGCATGTAAATGAGCCGAATATACTCCAATACGGTTAAATCCTGCCCCCAATAGTCCCTTAAGCATCGCGTAGCGTGTCTGGCTGTCACTACAGGCCAGATCTACCCCATTTCCAGTCAGATGTGCCGAATCCTGTACAGATTCGCTTAAAGACGCGTTTTGGGCCGCTGTACGCAATCCGCATGTAATGACAAAAGGGACTTGAGCAATTCCACGAGCAATCGAAAGTTTTTGGCAAGTTGAATCTTGGAGTCCAGCGACTTCCTCATCACTAAAGTACTGATATTTTCCCATTAGATCTCCTTCCCTTCTTCTTTCCGTGACGGATACCCGCCTTCTGTCCAGAGGTTTGGCGAAATGTCCGTGAATTCGCAGAGGTCATCATCCGCGCATTTAAATCGATAATCTCCGCCCCATTCTCTTCTTTTGATGACACTTTCCCGCTTCGGTGTTCTCTTAAGACAAAGACGACATAATTGGGTGGTGGATACCCAAATGGACGGATCATCCATGCCCGTTGTGGAGATGATCTTTGACGTTTAGTATCCAAGTAATCGCCGCTCCAATCGCTGCAAATATCCCCACTAGCCAAATAGCTGCTTTCTTAGCGGCCCCCACTTCTTCCATGAAAGAACGTATGGGCTTCATGTCTTCTCTGAATCCTTGAACCTCTTTAATTAACTCTTTAATAAGAGGGTCGGTATGTCTTCTATCGGGATATTCATGAAAAGTCATTGTATACTCTTAGGTTGAATTGCTGGAACTTGATTATAAATATCTAAAAGTTCAACTTGAAGAGTAGCGATCTGAGCATTCAACGTCGTAACCTGATTTTGTAAGAAAACAATTTGATTATTCAAAATAGTCGGATTAATGATCTGTTGCTGATTAGTCTGAGTCACGGTTCCATCGCCATTATCAATATAAATAGGCATAGGCTGTTGAGGTGGTGTTGCATAAACAAAAGAAGTTAAAAACAAAAATAAAAACGTTGCAATTTTTGATTTCATAATTTTTCCTTAATTAGCATGGACTTGAGCAGTAGCCGAGATATCAATACTAGCGCATGTTCCTGATGTTATAGACCATGCAATATAATCTCCAGCAATAATAGATGAGTTGGATATTGTTCCATCTACGACTGTTCCTGCTGACGTTACAGTCACTGTGCCTATTGTTGTTGGACTAGCTGAACATGATGCGCTAGTTCCGCATTCGTAAAGAGTAATAGTAGGATTTGCCACGCAACTAAATGTAATTGCTGATCCTTCAATATTGTCCACTGTGGATGCTTTAACGAATTTACCAAAGACCCCTTTTGTGGCATTGACAGCACTTAAGAGACCAGGTTGATAGCTTATGGTTTGTTCTGCTCCAGAACCACCACTTGTTCCACAAGAGTTCGTTAGATATTTAGATCCATCTGTACATATAGATGCATTTGCAGTTAGATTAGTAATTTGAAAAGGTGGTCCTTTAATAGCTACCACATAGGTGGATATATCGACCGTATCAACAGCATTTGGCTTAAAAATAATCGCTGTATTTGCTCCGAAATTGTAGGATTGCAAAGTTAAATATGTTTGAGCATCCCAAAAATCAACATATTGACTCGATGAGTTGGAGTTAGTAATACGACTTGCGCTCCCAGAGGCTCCAACGGTTTCTTGTCCGGCTGTCATTCCATAACCTAAAACAAGAGGAGATTGAGAGGAAAATTTAATTTGATTCGATTGGTTATTACTTCCCATAGTAATAAATGGTTTTCCGATATAGTCATTTTGAAGAAAAATATCAATGAGTCCTTGTAATGGATTATGAAGTCCAGCCACATCAGTAAATGTGATACTAGAAGAGACATTTGTAAAGTCTGATAAATTAAATTGGCCCCCTTGATAAAATGTTGCGCCGGAGAGGATAGTGTTGGATGTGACTTGAACTGTACTGAATGTTGAACTCTGAACGTTAATAGCTCCTACTTGTTGAGAAGAAGGATTAATTTGCGCGTAATTCGTAGCGCCTGCCGGAAAAGGCAAGGAAGTTCCTCCACTCGATCCGCATCCGATTCCTGTACAAATTCCATTTAATTGTGTTGGACCATTAACTGTAAGCCCTGGTGAATTATTGATTGTGTCATTTTGATTTATAGTGATTCCTGAAACGTTCCCATTTTGAGGGACTGTTATCGTCATAGGAGATTGCGCCTGAGGCTGTAAGTTGGCCCCTCTAACAATAAGAGGGGCGAAAAGGATAAGTAGTATTTTTAGTTTATTGACCATTAATAAAAGAACCTACTAATGCTCCAATAGATGGATCTAAGATAGGTTGATTGTTCGCTACAGTCTGAAGATAAGATGAAATCTGGGCAGCTGTTGTTCCAACTAGAAAAGATGGACGAATCGCTGGTAGAGCATGAAGACCATCAAAGGTTTCTGCTTCGACATAGATATTTGTTCCATCAGTCGAAATACTTCGAATAAAGATACGGTACGGATTGGCCATTACGAAGAACGGCTGTCCTTAACAAAGAAGCCCTTACGCTTAAATCCAGAAACCGCATTGACTGCATCTTTCTCAAGTTCCGACCCGAACTTTTTCACCTTAGAAGCAGTCGCATCTCCAACCGCTTTCGTAGGCGAGTCTTTATGAACCATCATAACCTTAGCGGGTTCTGGTTTAGGAATCTTGATATGGACTTCGATCATGTTTCCGTCGTTCGATTCTTCGTCATTCGACATGAGAAAACCCCTTGCGCTTATATTCTTTCTTTCCCGCTTGCGCTTCTTTCTTTTCGGAATACATGATGGCTTCGGCCTGTTTCGGGTTCTCCACTTCCGGCCCTTTCTTGGTTCCTGAATGGAGCTTTCCTTCTCCGAACTTCTTCATGACCTCATTCCAAGGCATTAGCATTCCTCCTTATAAGGATTGGCGATGGGTCCCATGACAGACTTTCTTGGAAGATGGTTCGCGTGGTCTTGAACGTTAGGAACAAACCTCTGCGAATCGATCTTGTCTTGTCCTCCTGGGTTGTCTGCGCCAACAGCTTTATGTTCCGTAATAGCCCTATCATCAATCTTCTGTTGCCTTGTTTTTTCCATCTTAATAACCCCCAAATTGCTTGAGTCGATCTTGCGGCTGTGGTATTCCGGCCTGCGCTTCTGGGAACGGATTAGCGGTTTCGGCTTCTTCTGGATTAGACGCGCTTTTTGGCAAGCCTGCCGCACTGTTTTGTTGACCTAGCGTAGGGTATGTCCCTGATGGATCGTGCATTGTGATGCCTTTACGTGCGAAACTAGGCGTATTTCCGAGTGGTTTCATATGGGTCTATTGCCTCCTTGATATGCTCTAAAAAAAGGTGTATAAAAAGGTATGGAATATCTACCATTCTTCATCCTGTTATTCATTGTTGGCCTTGCGATTGACCCGCGTATTTAGACATCAAAGTCGCCAACAATGCCTGTCTTGCTTGTGGATTTGAAAGCAAATTATTTAAAGCTCCTGCCCCTGAAGTAACTACTCCAGTCGTAATAGGAGCCCTTGCTACTGCTCCTGCTCCAATAGCTTCAGCCGCACCTGAAACGCCACCCACAGAACTTCCTAGACCACCTAAAAGAGACGACAAATAGAGCAAATTTGCCTTTGAAACGGTTCCATTTTTGTTTACTGGAGCAAGTTGTAGAAATTTGTTTCGTTGAGCTAAAGGAGCATAAGCTTGCCGTGCTTCCTGTACTCCGGGAGCCACTTGATCAAGCATGTTATTTAAATGGTTCTGTATATTAATTAGTTCGCTTGCATCTTGACCTGTTGAAAGTCGTGTTTTTATTTGATCGCTGACATACTTCAAGGCATCTCCTAATTGTTCTGGAGTGCCAGTCTTGTTTGCCGCGATAGCATTTAAAGCGTCTTCACCTGTACTCTTAACATTTAGAGCCTTTGATATGTTTTCTGGCGTAAAGGTAGAAGAATCTTCTGTCACTCCAGGATTAACACCTGCTAATGCTTTTGCATCTCCTATCGCTTGCCCTGCCGCTCCTTTTGACCCTACCGTAAAAAGAGTTCCTGGATTCTGGAAAAGATTTTGAATATCGCGAGCAGGGACTCCGCTTAATGCTTCGCCCACGCGAGAGGCCCCGCGTCCCACTGCATTCGCCGCCGTTGATACAGCATTTTGAACTGGAGGATATTCCGCGATTCCTTGGGCCGCTGTTTGAGCCATAGGCGAAATAGCCTCTTGACCTGGATTCATAGCATCTCCAGGTTGTGCTTTACCATAAGCAAGATCTGCCATTCTTTTTCCGATTTGTCCTAATCCTGCTCCTGCCGCCGTTCCAAGACCAGGAGCAAACGCAGATCCTATAACAGCACCCGCCGCTGGAAGGTAAGGAGACATATTTTCTGGCGTTAAACTCTTGGCCGCATTTACAGGAGCAGAAAGAACTTGCTTTGCAGAATCCATAACCGTCTGTCCTAATGATTCGGAAGGAGGATTTTGCGTAGGTTGCGCAGAGTCATAAAAGTCGTTCCAAGGTCCTGCCGATTGCTGTTGGAAATCTTCCCAGGGCGCACTCATTGTTTTTTCCAACTAGACTGTTGTGATGGATCGCCGCCTAAAAACACATACCCTTTATAAACTTGTCCTTTTTGAGGAACCGCTGAATTTTGAGACGATGGAATCCCTACTTTTGGTATCGCTCCACTCGTTATCGCCGAAGCAACATTCCTAACATTCTGTTCGTTACCGCTTGCCATTACATTTAAGAGCTTATTTAAGTTCTGAAGTTTCTGCTGTTGATACTGCGGCGTATCTTTGGGCTGAGGAATAAGGGATTGCCCTAAAGCCGCTACCTCTCCGGCATTAAATCTATGTGAAAGAACCGTATTTAGGCCAGTTGCTAAAGGAATAGTTGCATTTTGCATAGCCGCCGCATCCGATGATCCAAAACGGCCACCCGTCGCCTGATAAAGACTTCCCTTAAGGTTTCCACCCATACCTAAATCTTTACCGATAGATTGATGAAGATTCGAAGCAAGTGTTTGAAGATCTCTGATCTGCTGAGAATCAGCCCCCTGTTTACTGACTTCCTCTGCGATTGTCTTTTTATTAGCTTGTGGAATTTGCTGTTGTTCATTCGCTAACTGTTGCTGTTTGATCGCCGCTTCGGTAGGTTGCATGGCGATATCATTCTGCATCTTCTGAGCGGCAAGGGGCTGTTGCTGAAGATCTCCGACCGTTTTAAGACCTTGAAGCGCACTTGTACCGAATTTACCCATAGCCCCTAATTGTCCTGCTTGTCTAGGTTGAAGACCGAGCGCGGCAAGATATTGAGCTTGAGCGTCCGGCTGAATGATCCCGTTATTGGCTAAGTGATCATGAATTGTTTGAGGTAATCCGCTTGTCGGGTGCATTAACGGCTGTCCTGGTTGCCATTGCGGTTGACTAGGAGGCGTCTGTGCTGATGGCTGAGCAGAAGAATTTCCATTTGTCTGAGAAGGACTACCCACCGCACCTTGTGTCTGTCCTTGGTTTGGAGGAGTGGTAGGGTTTGGATTCGTATCGCTATCACCCGTTGGCTGTTGCGGTTGCGCTCCAACTTGAGGCATCTGTGCAGGAGGTTGTTGCTGTGATTGCTGACCTCCTCCATAAAGCTGATTCATAAGATACGGGCCACCAGCTTCAAAGGCTTGCGCTTTTAATTTCTGTTGATTTAAGTTCCATTCTGCCGCCTGATTGATCGCATCGGGAAGCATTTGTGGGACTTGGGCTTGTCTATTTAAATACTGATTAATGAGATCATAAGGAGGGACAATAGGTTGCCCCTGTGGTGGATTTCTGCTGGCTTGAGGTATCTGGAATTGATCTGCCATATTATCTCCTAAAAGTATGCGTTTCCACTAGAAGCGGCTGAAGCTCCACCTAATACTCCACCACCTAGACCTCCAAAAATAGCGCCATAAGGTCCGAATTTAGATCCCGCACTGGCTCCTCCGATTGCCCCTTGAAGAACACTATTTAAACCATTCGTTTTTCCATAGTTATTGAGATAGTTACTATAGGCCTGTTGTTGCATCTGATAGAGACTTAATTGCTGGTTATATGATTGATTACTTGCCTGATTTGATAATTGATTTGATACACCCGCATTTTGAAGACCATACTGTTGGCCTAGAAGTTGGTTATATTGGTTCGTTGCATTCGCTGTAGAATTTTGATAATTCTGAGCAGTAACTCCTCCCAAAAACTGTTGAAGTCCCTGATTTTGTTGAAGAGCCGCATTAGCGAGCTGAGATTGATAGCCTGAATTACCTTGTGTGCCACCATTAAGCGCATTAGTAGACGCAATTTGAGGAGCAATATACTGATTAAAATAAGTTGAGTTGCTTTGCTGAAGCTGTCCTTGCAATTGATTCTGGAAGTTCGTGTTCTGAACGTTTTGATATTCTTGGGTTTGCTGTAAAGCCTGCTGAATCTGGTACTGATCTTGACCAGAAGCCATAAGAGTTCCGTAATACTGAGCTTCTGCCGACGTTGGCGCACGTCCCAAAAGAGATTGAAATGTTTGAGAGACTTGAGGATCAATTGTTTTTTGATTGGTCGTATACTGCTGTTGTAATTGCTGTTGCTGTTGGTTGTAGATATTCTGAGGTGTTTGTTGTTGCTGGGTTAAATAAGCTGATAATTGTGCACGTCCTGCTGTCTCGTTTAAGATATTAGCATCGCCCGATAAATAAGACGGAACCAATTGAGAAAGTTCTTCTGCTGTTGGGTTGCGACCAGCCATAGCCGCAAAATCTGCCGCCGCCTGAGCATTGGCCGCTGTCCCTGACCCTCCAGCTCCACCCCAAGCAGGAAGCGAAGTAAGTGGAGTTTGACCTACTGGAACAGGAAGAATATTAGACCCAGAAAAAGACCCTAATGTAGGTTGGGCCCAGGCCGCAAGTTTTCCTGCCACATTGTTTTTGTCCCCTCCACCACCAAATAGACCACCTACAGCCGCTCCAATAGATGTTCCAAGAAAAGGAACTACTGATCCGTATTCTGCTCCCTTTACTGCTCCTGATCCACTTACCATAATTCCTCCTACGGAAGCTGATTAAATAAGCTAACTAAATTCGCTTTCATTGTGTCGTATTGCGTAACCATAGACGATTGCGTAGCTAATGGGATAGGAACTGTTAGTTGATTGTTTCCCACTGCAACATTAATCGTCCATCCGTTCTGATAATAGACATTCGCATTAGCGACAAGATCAGATAACGCATCGCATTGCTGTTGAAGTTGTTGTAATGTCGTAGTAGCTGATCCAAGCTGAATCTGAGTAATGGGCATTAAGGCGTTACCTCCACAAGAATAATGAATTGCTCTGTTGAAGTTCCCCAGATTGCCTGGGATGCAGCATTCGTATCTCTAACTTTTACGGTATAGGTTTGGGGTGTAGTTGAGGCCGGAAAATCCATCCATATCATCGTGCAACCGCCATAAGATGATCCTCCACTTGAATGCGCATCACACATTGCAGTTGTTCCTCCGAAAAGGTTCGTTGTTCCATTAAAAAGTGCCGCCTGAGCATCTCCGCCGCTATCCGTCGCAACAAGTTCACCACTTGCCAAAATAAGTATATGGCTTGTTGAATACATAGGTGTAATGTTTGCGGTTAATGCGGTACTTACATAAGATGTTGATAACGTGGCTGTATTTGAAGAATTCGTTGATGTTATATATTGAACAATCTTACCGAGTGGTATTCCACTAACCGAATTAAGGACTGGATTTGAAATGTTATGACAGATATTATTCATATCCTGATCAAGACCTGGTATTTGTGGATAAGTATACTGAGGACAAGCAATCCCCATGGCAATGGAAGGTAAAACAAAAATTAAGACTAAGCACTTTTTCACTGAAGGACTGGCCTCCAGTTAAGTGGGTTATATTTCACTCGGTGCCCCATAAAAACCCATTTCGGGTTAATAGAATTGTCTCCGATTGAAAAGTCATAGTATTTACCAATCTTTCCAACAGGTAAAAGGAAGTTGCGCTGAACGAGCGATGAGGTTGCGCTATAGGAATTCATATTAAAAGTGGTCGATGTACTAGAATCAAGCGTGTACGTATAAGTTAAAGTCGTTGAGGATTCACCTAATATAAAGTCAGATTGAACGAACTCCTTTTGGACAAAGAGATCATCGGTAGCGGCAAATGTCAAAGACGTTCCATTGCTTGAACTTTCTGAGGTTTGATTACCAAGAAATGCTTTTGATCGCCAGTAAGAATTAATGGGCGCTCCATTATCCGAAGAAACACCGCCAAATTTATAGATGTTGTTATTTGTCGGACTTCCAAAATAAAGCGTGTTATTCTCAATTAGAAATCCATTGGATGGGATGTTATAAACCAACCAAGCTCCATTTAAAAGATCCCAATAAAATATTTCATTGTTGGTTGATGTCGTCGTTCCCGCTGAAACCGAGAACCAAATAGCATCATTAAAATAGGAGATATAACATTTATCAGAGGCGGTTCCTTCAAACCAATTAAAAGTGAAATCATTAAGCGTCGGAACTTGTCCAGTATAGGCGGTCGATGTCGATATAAAAGTGTCGGACATTTGCATATAAGTCCCAGTCGATGCTTGAACCGTAGCACCATTCGTCTGATTCACCCATGACGGAGTAGATGCTGAAACAGCGATACTTCCTGTCGAAGCTCGAACCTGAAAGTTCTGTGTTCCTCCGAAGTTAAATGTTGTTGCGTTAAAACTTCCCCATGTGGTTATGTTCGGAGCGTTATTAACAGCTGAATAGTATGTCGATGACGCAGAAGCTATAGAAAATAGATTGAAAATAAATGAACCATTGGCTCCTCCCTGATAGTTATAAAGAAGATCAGCACGACTCACTCCTGTATATGTCGTATCCGTTGCAGATGAAGCAATTACGCTTCCATCGACATATAAGCTAAAAACTCCACCTGCTGTTCTTTTTAAATCAAATGTATGATTGTTATATGGTAACCCTGCGGATATTGTGGTTTGTGCACTAATGGCTGTATAAATGTGGTTAGTAAGCCGTATAATTTGAGCATAGAGAAGAGATCCCGCAATATCAAGCGTATAAAGAATTCCATATCCATTAAAGCCAGAATCTACATAATCAACTTCGACCTGATCTCCCCCTAAATTAGTGCTTCCAAAATGCATCGAAGAAAACAAGTCCCAAGAGGTTAGGTTTATGTTACTCTGCCCTGGAACATCGCTATAATCTTCTGCTGTTCTTGAAACTGATGTTGCATTAGCAATCGCCTGATTATTAGTGGCCGTCCATACTCCACTTACATTGTTCCAATTTCCAAGGTTATTGAAATAATCCGTGAAATTAGTCGGTTGTATAAGCCCAGGAACCGTTGTAGTGTCGGTATACGTAGCATAAGAACTTCCACCTGAAAAATCAGTGGCTGTTGTTTGTGTCCATGAATTGGCTTTTCTTCGGTTTGATAACTGTACTGTAGGAGTGATAGGACGACTGAGACGTGTCAAATAATACCCATCATAAACATAAAAATGATTATCTTGCCCACGAAAGAAGATCCCACCAGGACTTGCGTTGGCGTTGGCTTGCTGACTTCCTGAAAACATCGTACCAGCATCAAATCCACTAGAATTCCAAAAGGCATCTGAATTATCCAGTGTCCCAATCTGGTTTGACACAATGGTGACTTGTGGGTCGTTTTGATTGGTGAAAGTTACATATCCAAAACTTTGATCTTTCCACCAAAATAACCTACCAAAATAGTAGGCAATATGCGTAATACGAGAACCAGGAGCGGCAATCGGATAGACAAAAGAGCTTGAAGGAAGAATTCCAATATTAAAATTAGCGAAATTGTTTTGTGCTGAAATATAGAGAGTATTAGTATTTCCTGATACTCCGGCCACGACAAGCTGTAGCGGCGTAAAAGTGGCCATGGTTCCAGAAGGAGCACTAGAAAAATAGATCGTATTAGCTACAGTTCCATCTGTTTGAATAGGTGTATCGTGACTAGAACTAAAACAATAGGCAAACCCTTGAGAATCAGCACATTGCCACGTTGCTCCTATTGTTCCCGTAGCAAGCTTAACAGCTGACGCATCACTCACAGACCCAGATAAATAGGCATCTGATCCCCATAGCTGAACGTCACTACCACCAGATTGTTGAAAATGATATCCGCCATGAATAGGGCCCGTAGAAGCTGACGGAAGGGCCTCGAATAGCCCATAGCCATCACGTTTAAAGACGGCTGATCCGCCGGGTTGGATATTGACGTTTAATAGGCTTTGGGACATAGACGGATCAATAACAGCAGGATTGTCCATGGTATCCAAACCACCGCCAAAGGAATTGACGATAATATCGGCCTTAGCAAAGCCTGAAAGGACTAATACGAGAAGAGTTGCTTTCTTTAAGAAGTTGACGCTATTCCAGAAGGACGCACAGTCCTTCCGCCCCCGAATCGTAGAGGCGCGTCTTCCTCTAGACCTTGATACATCTGAATTACAAGACTTAAATATGCATTCGCTTGTGCCCTAAAAATCTTGGCTTTCTGTATTGTTTCAGGAGTAGGGTCTGGTTCTAATATAGAAGCCGAAACGTCCAAGGCCAAACCTGCAACATACGGTAAAATAGATGTGTTTATGAATGTCCCATTAACTGTAAAAGCTTGATCTGTTGGATTAACCATCGTGGTATGAGGGGCTAAGTATTCAATACTAAGAGGGTTTTGGTTCGTAATACCAACATTATTCGTATAGCTCGAAACATCACCAGCTTGAGGAACGGGATGAAGAATGATGGAAGGACCTGTCTGAGAAAGACCTGTATTGTTGGAATTCAGATCAATCATCACCTCTTGAGGAGTTCCAATGGTTGTCGTCCAATCAATCGAAGAGTATTTGTCCATATATTCTTTTGAACGGATAATAAGGGGTATGCCCTTCCATGTTACGCGCATAATCATAAGCGGCATAAGTGTTAAATTCGTTGAAAGTTGATACCGATACACATTTGCGGTACAAGCTACATAGTCGGTTAATCGGCAAATCTTAGCTTCTGAATTCCAGCGATGCTGAGCCAAATCTAGGAAATTATTAATAAGAGTTAAAGGATATCGAGTATTCTGGGGATCATTAATAAGACCTGATATATAAGTTTGGAAATCAGAAAGAACGGTCGGGAAATAACTCATGCGAACCCCTTCAGAATATGCAAGTAATCACGCGATATTTTGACGACATTAAAATCTTCTTTGATCTTCTTATGGGCATGTTCTCCCATACCACGCCTAAGACCTTCAGCTTCAATTAAAAGAGAAAGACGATTCACCCAATCTTTTTCCGTATAAGCTAAAAAACCTGTCACCCCATCTTCAATGACACGCGCAAAATCAGGCAAAGGAGAAACAATAGAAGGGATTTTAAGAGCTGAATATTCTAACCATCGAAGATTCGATTTACCGCGGTTAAAGTTATTGTCCTCAAGAGGAGCAATACCAATATCGAATTTAAAGGAATTCATGAACCGAGGATAAAGATTGATATTAGACCATTTGGTTGTGTGGTAGACATGATCCCATTTCTTGAATATTTCAGGACATCCGTGAATGCAATAGAACCACACGTCTTGGTCGTAGTATTTCGAAAGAACCTTTTCTAAGGCAGGAGCGATCATTTCCAAGTCTTTGCGATGTGTGGCCCCGCCAATCCACCCAATACGTATTCGGTCGTGTTTACGCGACCATAACGTCTTCCATTCCTTAAAGTCGATGCTATTGGGAACAACGAAGATATTCGAGTTGTGGCCTTTGTATTGCTCCGCTAAATAAGGCGTAGAGACAATAAGGCCATCAGAATGAGTCATTTGCGCCATGATAATGTGATGGCGCGTCCCTTTGTAATGCTCGTAAGCATCGTGATCGGGAGGAATGTCCGAAACGTAATCATCAAGCTCCATTAAGAACGGCTTTTGATGGCGTAACTTCATTGACTGCCACAAATCCCAGGAATGCGGGAAATCGAGTGTCTGCCAGACGACCACATCAGCCATATCGCAGAGATGGTCAATGGTCTGCATCACATCTGGCCTAGACCCCATGTCCACCTGCCACGGGTTTTGCATGGTCGTTCCTGCCGAATATGGCCAAAGCACCGTTTCGACGTTCGGGAACTTACGCATCGTCCAGGCAAAGTTTCCCATGCGATACTTCATAACTCCAGAAACGGTCGTCCCAATAAAGGCGACCCGAAACGTCTTAGACTTTCTGCGCGAGAGAGTCGGAGATTCTTGCAATAAAGTCATCCTTCACCTTTTGAACTTCTTTTTCATTTCTAAAAAACTCCGTCGGAGAACCATAGGTCTGATTCGGTAAACTGTAAATGCGGTAACGCGATAAATACGGCGAAACCACATCAAACTTATAGCCCTTTAAAATGCAGTCCCATTGGAACTTCCAATCGTCTAACCCAAGCCTAGAGAAATCCACTTCGTCGTACTGCACATTAAGCGTCACATTCTTACGATAGGCCATCGTGGAATGGCCAATAAAATTCTTTTTTGTTTCTAAGCATAATTTCTTATCGATTTTTCCGGCTTTCTGGGTCGCAATCACATTATCGTTTTCGTCCATAATCTGAAATGGCCCATAGACCACATCGGGATTCTTCATCTGAAAACAAAGAAGCGTATCCCGAACACGGTGCTTGCAAGCCATATCATCAGCATCTAAAACAAGGATAACAGGCGATTTCGCAATAGCGTTCCCTTGATTGCGCGCGGCAGAGCGTCCCTTGTGATCCGCTAAAACGGGAACGATCCGAGAATCGTCTTTCGCGTGCCATTCGATTAATTCCTGTGTTCCATCAGTAGATCCATCGTTCACAATAATGATTTCAATGTCTTTAACCGATTGTTCACGACAAGAAAGAATGGCTTGCGCTAAATAAGCCTCTGAGTTATAAGCCGGAATGACAAATGAAGCGCGAGGAGTTTTCATGCCACGACCTCCAATTCCTTGGGGAGTAACGATTTGATATTCTCTCCAAATAATCTCGGCGACACCTGTGTCTTATAGTAATCCTGAGCTTCAGCATTAAACGGCAATGACCGAGCCTCACGGATACGCTTAATGAGTTCGGATTTGAACTCCTTCATATTCACCGCCATGTCAAAGAACCCGCAATAATGAGCCTCGACGTTTGAAATCACGTTTCGACCATTAATGAGGAACCGCCTGATGCCTTCGTTGACGGTCGGGAACTTCTGGAAAGACAAAAGAAGCGAATAATCTTCGATCTTTGCCATTGGGTTGGTCTTCCAATTCAAATCATCGATTTGGATATAGGGCATATCCTGTTTAATTGTGCGAAAGACGGGCATATACATTTCGTCGATATCGAGAAGCACCTTAAACGTCTCGGGCAATTTCGTCTCAGCGTCTTCAATGTCCGAAGGAAGAGACAGGATTTCTGGCTTCTCATAACCCATGAAATCAAAGATCTTCTTAAGACGCTTCTGCGATACCATTTCATTGACATAATGAATGTCGATGATGGTCTTGAACTTCTCCAATAGCGTTATGGACGGAAGAAGGCCATATTGCTCAAAAGCTTCGATGTCTTTTGATCGCCAGTAGAGAACCTTTTTCGTCTTGGTTCCTAAATTCTCAAAGGCCATAATGTTGGCAAAGCTAATGCCTAAACAAATGGCAAGCTTATAATCCCCGCGCCGAGGATCGAGATTCACATGGAAGTCAGCGTTTCCAATCAGTCGCGCAATATGCGATGCTTTAATGGAATCTTCTTCTGAACAAATCACAATATCCCTGGTCGGAATGCCATGCTTTTTCTTTACGAGATCAAACGTCTTGCGATAGTTTTCATTGCTCCACACTTGCCCTGAAATGGAATCCGCGCTCGGCGGTTCAGTTACAAAACCTTCGCCAGCGATGTAAGAACCGACGTGCCCCGCTTCGGAAATCGTGAGCCATAAATCCCAATCCTGGGCTCCTTTTAAGCTCTCATCAAATCCAGGGAATATCTCGCGCTTCATGGGAAACATCGTCGCGATGTAATTTCCGCAAGTCAGCATCCAAGGATCAAACGGATGAGAAGCCACGGTTCCAGCCTTGTCTAAAAACTCGTATCCGCTATAAACGAAATCCGCGCCAGACGATTCAAATTCTTGAATCCATCGTTTCGCCATTTCGGGCTTGGCGTAACAGTCTGCGTCCCAGAATGACACATATTGACCCTTGGAGTGCTTAAACCCTTCATTACGCGCCTTGGGAGCCCCGCCATGCGGAATCACCACGCACTGCGTCCGATATTTTCCGGCCACTTTCTGAAGTTCTTCGTTTAATCCGTCAAATACGCAAATGACTTCGATATTCTTATAACTCATATCGAAAAGGCTCTTTAAGCACTTCTCGAATACTTGAGGAGACTTTTTGTAGACAGGGATAACGAACGAAATTAATGGCTTCATTACTGACACCTAGTTCCTGTAGAAAGAACCATTTGTCCCCAATTGGCTGTACCTGTAGAATAGCAAGGAGTTCCAGCATTTCCATTGGCCGCACAATTTCCACACCACATCGCATAACCAAGCGTAGGAGCTGTAGAATTAATAACTTGAGCTAATGTTCCCGTAGACATCGATACATTGGAATACCCAAAATTCTGAGGCTGATAAACATAAGGAACTGCCTGAGCCTTATGAATAATAAAAAATAACCCTGTCGCTAATAGAACAAAGAACATAACTTTTTTCATATATACCCCTTATTGTCCTTGAATAGGAACGTTAAGTAATGCCGCAATAGATGCAGGAAGCGTTGGTTGATTGTTCGCTACATTTTGTAAATAAGTCGTAATCGTTGATGCCGTTACATTAGACGGAAAAGATGCCTGCATCGGTGGTAATGTGTGAAGTCCATCAAACAAGTTGAACTGCATATAAATATTGGTTCCGTCATACCCAAACTGAGTCGGTGTAACAATGAATGGATTAGCCATGAACAAGCTCCTTTTTGAAAGCTGAAAATTCAGCCTCATATTTTGTAATGATTTCTGGTATTGATTCTTTTGATTTTTCGTATTCGTATGTCATTCCATCTGATCCCGACTTTTCAAGAGTGACGCGTTGATGATTGATCGCTGTTTTATCAAGAATGTCTTCTGGTAACGTTGGGTGCTGACTTCTTAAGCAATATCTCATCTTTTCTAGTCTGCGTTTATAGCTTTTGAGTTCGCAATAATGGTTCACGCTAATTCCAGAGTTGGCTACCTCGAAAGGGTATTTGTCGAAGTCTGTCCCGAAATGCCGATAACTTGTCCCTGTTATAGCCGAATGATAGAAATCCTCGTTTTGAGATCCATATCCACCCGCATAATGCAACCCGAACTTCTTTGCGTGGATGTTTTTCCATTTATCACACCGCCCTTTCACGATCTTGGTTTGAAAGTCTCCAGCGAAACTGCTCACGTTCGTATACCACGCCAGTGGCCCAGGTTTTGAGTCACTCCATTTCGTAATCAGCATGTCTGGATGTAAAAACCAACAGGCATCCCCTGTCGATTGCCCAATACAAAGATTAAAAGCACCGTTATAGGCCTTCATATTAGAAGGATGAAACGTTGGATATTCGATTACTTTTAGCTTCTCAAACGCATAACGATGGCGAATATAATCCAAAAGTTCTCGCGTTCCATCATTCGATTTTTCATCAAGGGCATACACAAACTCATGAACATAAGGTAAAGCGGCCATTATTGAATAGCCGATCCAAGGATTCTCATTTAAAACAGGCGTTATAACGCTGATTCGCATAAATTGTGCCTGGGATGCTTTCGCAGAGCCCAGGGCTTTTTAGATGATCGAAGTCGTGACTAAGATTCTTCCGGCAGATGCGTTAAGAGCTAACGCCACGCCATAGATCTTGTACGTCACATCAACGAACTGATCAAACGGATCGTTTTTATCTGGCCCACGAGCAACGATCATTTTCACGTTCCCATCTAGAGAGGTGAAGCCGTACGCTTGCTGACCAAAGATGAACGTTAAGTTCACCGAACGAGCCGCCACGCGATATGTCGGGCAAAGAGCAGACTGAACGAAGCGAACCCCGTTGACAGCCATACCGACTTCGCCTTTGTACATCGTTTCCTTCGAGTTCTGATACTGATTCCAGTCTTTCCAGGTGTTATCCTTCATCAAGCTATGAAGCGCAGTCGGATGCGCATAGCCGACAAAGTAACCATCCGCAAACGGTTTGGCAAACTTATTTCTAAGAGTCGTTACCGTTTTACGAACTGAAAACACCGATAGTTGAGCGGAAACCGTTGGAGCTGTTGCAGAAACCGCAGAAACGCGGCTCGTCGAAGCACCCAACACAACGGGGAATTGCATCTGAATATCTCCGTTATGAGTTCCAGTCACCGCACACCATGCTGAAGCCACCGAAGAGACATAGCTAGAAATGTTCGTTGTCGAAGCCTGATTCTTATTGATATCGGCTTTGAAAATTCCCATTTGGCACATTTGCTCGACAGTTTCAGCCGCAGAGTCCGCTAACCGCTCCATTGCGCCATTGACCGAATCAAAAATCGTGGTCATGGTCACAAGGTCGGTGAGTTTTACACCGCGTCCGTATCCAGCGATAGTTCCCGTTACCTTACGAGACGAAAGCGCAATCAAAGAGTTCGCCGTACCTTCTGACAAGGCCGAAGAAGCTCCTTTAATGCGAGTCCATCCATTAAACTGCGCCGTTGTACCCGTGCGAAGCGGAAGTTCATCCCGTTGCGCGAATTCAATCAGCGGAGTCTTTGGAACGAGCGTCGCAATAATCTTCCGCGAGAACCAAGCGAGCAGAAGGTTATTTAGAGTCGTTGTACTAGTATTTGTGTCTGCCATTTAATCTATTTGGGCCTTGGAGCTGTTACGCCTTATCTCCCAAATCCTTGAAGCACTTTATTTTAAGCGGACGCTAATACTGCCAGAGATCCTTTGTCGCGTCTTTGAGTCTTTCTTCTAATTGACGACCTTCAGGAGAATAAGGATTCACCTGCTTCGCCATTTCTTGAAGACTCTGAACCGACATCGGCCCTGGTAACGTTGAGACAGACGGTGGTGCGCCACCCCCTAACGTCGGAGTGACATTGCTGGGCTGTGCTGGAGGCATATTCGCCTCACCCAATCGCAACCGTTCTTTGACTTCATTCCAAGCGGCTTTATGAGGATTCTTTAAGCGCATCATGCCAGGTTCTTCATCTAAGACTTGATTGACCATCGCATTTAAGCGCGGATCAAGAAAACGCGGGTCTTGCTGTGCCAAATTCGCCACGTTTTGACGCATCTGCGCGACCCTCTGCATTTCCTCTTCTCGCGCGAACCGCTCTCGAAATGGCGCGAGCTTGGCTTCAAGCATCGCATCGGTTAATTTAACTGTCGTATCGAGTGCGTCACGCTGAAAGTCTTGTCTTAAACGCTGTTCTAATGCCTGTGGATCTTGCTGAACCTGTGGCATAGGAACAGGAATAGGCGGCATCTGCTGTTTAATTTCTGCCGCTTGCTGGCTTAGACCATGCAATTTCTTTTCCCGTTCCTGATACTCAGACAGAAGTTCTTCTACTGTCTTTTGTTTCTGCGCTACGGCCTCATTAAGTCGCTCGGAAGAAGCCTTGAGTTTATCTTCGTCCACTGTCCCATCCGATTTCTGAAACTTCTGAGGTATCTGAAGGTTTGGCTGATCTGCAATCCTATAAGGTTGTTCCACGGGCGGAGCCTTCGGCGCAATGATCGGCGTATTGAGTTCCTCTACCCCCTGCGAAGCCGCTTCTTTAAACAAAGCGCGGATCTGCTCTTCTTCGGTCGCCGTCGGCATCTTTTCAACTGATCCCGATTGTGACGCTACGAAAGGCGGCGGATTCTGCTTGTTTAACTCTGCGGTGGTTTGAATCATTTCCATAATTACTCCTTTTGTGAGTCCCTCGCGGGATTATTCACTCTGTCGTAAGTCCAAGGGAGCCGCCGCGCCACGATAGGATTCCATGACTCGGTTCTGGCGTTCTTGAGCTTCTTTTTCGGATTCAAGCGTATCTCTCGCATCCAAAATCATTTGTAAACATCGCAAAATTGTCCGGCGTTCAATCGCCACCGTTTCCCAGAGGCGGTCTTTGTCCTGTTTATCGAGAAGACTGTCAATCGCGATATTGGAATCCTTGATCTTAGACACCATGCTCACCATCCACAGCTCACGAACGGACGGAATCTCTAAAGCTCTTTTGATGTCTTCAAGTTCGCCTTCTTGATATTGCGTCTGGATAGGCGAAAAGATGTTCTTTAGCCAAGCGATCATGGCGCAATCGGTTGTCTACGAATCGGCCTAGGTAGAAAACTAGGTTGATTGCCGCGCGGCCCAGATTTCATGCCAGGAGCCGCCATCTTCTGGCTCGGCGTCGCGTTCTCTGAAATCGAATGGTTCGGAGGAATAGGGCCTGCTCCTGGGCCTAATGGTCCAAGACCCGGAGGCGGTGCGCCTGGCCCGTTTGGCGGTGGGACACCAGGCGGGGGCATCATGGGCTGACCTTGCGGGATTCCAGGCATGTTTGGAAATGGCGGGAACCAGGCTTTCGCTTCAGGGATGGTCTGCAACTTCTCAAGCACAAATTGAAGTGCTCCTGAGATATCCATACTCCCAGGCGGCAAGGTCGTACCAACTTTAATCGCATCCATCACCTGTGCGGATTTAACGATCTTGTTTTCCATCGAGAATATACCCATCGGACGGAAGCGATAGCTTTCCGCCACCATCTCAGGTGGAACGAAGACAAACGCCAGGAACCGAGGAACCATATGAGGTATCGGCGGAGCTTGTGGTAAAGGCATCTGACCAGGCACAGGCGGAGGGGGAGGAGGCGGCTGAATCATTCCAATCTGAACTGGCGTATCGCCCAAAATAGGTTTCATGTCCATTGGCTGAAGATTTCCGTAAATCAGAGCGTAAATACGCTCAGAAGCCTCTACAAGAAACTGACTTTCAATAATCATTCCATAAGCCGCAAGACGCTCATTAAACATCTGCTTTAAGAGTTCCATGCCGCCAAGAGTCTGATTGGAATCCCGGACACCGCCGCTTGATCCCATCGTGACGCGGTTTGCGCCCGTTCGTTCTTGAATCTGCCGCTCAATTTCCATCGTTTCTTTGTATGCAGACGATGAAATATCGGGGAATTCTAGAGGAGTTAAGACCTTACGTATGTCATCCGACACCTGATCTTTGATGCGGACAATGCCACCAGGCTGCGAGTTTAAGTCTTTGCGGTTGACGATGGCTTTATCAAATACCGCAATCATCTTGTTCATGATCAAATTGACGTTATCAACGCGCTGATTACGGATTTCGTTGATTTCGTCTTGTTCGTCTAAGATAAGTTCAATAACACCTTTTCCGTATGGTTCTCCCGTTCGGATGTAATCGACTTTGACGATAGAGTTATAGCCTTCAACGTTCTCGTTCTCCATCGAAGCCAAAAGCCACGCGCCTGAGGCCACAAGAACGCGGCCAGGGACTAATTCTTCCGCTTCTGGGCCATCAGGAATATCAAATTCAATCCACTTGCGAGGAATGGGAGCTTCCAATTCCCAAATAGTATGCCGCTTTTCGTAAGTAGACCAGATGCGAGTAAGGTCAATAAACTTTCGATCTGCTTTAGATGTACGAAGATCATCATCAAATCGTTCTCCTTCCACAACCCCTTCTAAATCAGCCGCTATGTTAAAGAACTTGCCCGTTTTAATGCCGTCCATAATCCAGCCATAGGATTTCTTCTCACGATGCAAAACCTTGTCCCATGTGGTCGTATTGGGTTCAGGAAAAACGTTTCGGATATGGACATACTCAGCTTTTAGACAATTCTTTAGCATGACTTGCTGTTTCTGCATTCCGAAACCCTGAAAGGGCGGCGTTCCCATCGGAGCTTGACCTGTCAATTGCTGAGGAGTGAGCGTCTGCGCGAAGTCTTGCGGACTCTGCGTCTGCGCGACTTTCCGGCGGCGAGTATCAACTTTCTTTTCCCACCAGAGTTTCATAAACCCTGATCCGTAACGACAAGCTTCTTTCATCGAATCGTAAAACGCTAAGTCAAACTTCGCTTTATGCATCTCATATTCAGTCGCATCTTGAATAAGTTCCGCCTGTAAGGCATCGCCATCCGGCCCCGCTTGCACCTCTACAACGGGTTTAGGAGCAAACATGATCTTGAAGATGGAGTTCGCGATAATCTCGACGTTCTGCACTGCAACGCCGACGAACATATGCGACTGCCACGGCTCTTTACGTCCCAATAAAACGGGATCGTAAAGGCTATGGTAGTTTCTATCGAACTTGTCCCATTGGGCATGGTATCGAGTAGACCGCCAGTCCCAGCTCGCACGATAAAAACTCTTTACATAAGACGTAAGCTCCTCTTTCCGATAAATGGCAAGCTGACTATCGCCAGGCTTCGCCGATTGAAGCGGAAAGAGGTTTGCGTCCGGCTGATTTGGAAGACCTTGAACCATTAATTTGTCCTTATGTGATCCGTACAGACATAATTCTGACCCAATGCCTTTCCGTTCTGACAGCCTTCGACAACGCAGAGCGTTTCGGATTTAGGTTCAGGCGGTTTGGGTTTTCCAATGTCATGAATGCGCCGCTCTGTCGTATCAGCAAACCCTAATTCCTCTGCTTTCTTTTGGTCTTCTTCTTCTTTGCTCTTAAACCAATCCATCCTAGTCCCTCGGTTTTGGCATATACTGCGATTCAGGTGGAGTCTGACCAGAGAACTTAAATATCGGTGCGCCGCCTCCGTCGTTATGCGTAAACTCCGTCGTCGGTAAGCTCGTTGTATCCGTATCTCCTGATTCATCTGACGGAATAGACTGAACGTTTAAGTCTGTCTTATAAGACGTTTTTCCGCTGCCACCCATATGTCCGAAAATACCATCCTGATCTGGTTCATCGTTTACAGGAGGAGTACCGCCATTAGGAGTCGCTGTATATGCAGTCTGCGGAAAACCTTCGTCCGTCTCTACATGTTTCCAAGGCGCAAATTCATCGCGAGAATCTTCTCCAGCAGGTTTAATGTCTTTTTGGTCAGGAGTGGTTGATCCCGTCATATCAGGATAATCTTTGAAAGACGAAACCTCTTCCCAAACCGGCATATCCTCAGAAAAACCCTTCTTGCCCGTAATGTAATTGAAATTCACGGCAGGACCTGTATTCGATCCCACGAACCCGTCTCCACCATCGACAGGAGCCAAATCTAAAGGAGCCTGTTTGGCTTGAAGATTGGCGTTCTTGGAATAGTTAGGAGGACGTCGCTGAGAAAGCGAGCGATAATAACCGTCCACATCACCATCCACAGCCGATTCCTGATGCTCGTCACCAACGCCACCACCACCATCAGGCGATGCGTAAAGTTTCGCAGTCCCAGCATCATCCTGCTTGGTATTGCCTTTTCCAGAATTTGAACCGCCCATATAAGGCGCATTGCCAGGATTATCACTTACCGCAGTGCGGTATTGACCTTTTGGTCCTTCTGCTAATCGAGTCGTTTCCCCAGCTCCGCCGCCCGATTCTTTTGGCCCGTTACTAGGAGCCCCATCATCATTACCAGCAAACACTTCATCATCAACACCACGATCTTTTCGTTCCGCTACCATGTCTTTTTTTGCCATAAGGCCTCCTAGGGATCAACTGTTTTGCCGAATTGGTTTCGCTCGTCGTAACACTGTCGGCAGTACGCTGTGCCACGATGTAAAATATCCGCTTTGTGCGGTCCATAAAGACATTCAAACATCAAAAAATTAGGCTGAAGTTTCGGAAGTTCGCGCTGAATCTCAATCTGCTTTTCATAGGTTTTCATGCCGCGTCTCCAATACGGTGATCCATCATCGAAGCCCACCGCGAGCCATGTTCCGTTTTCGTGCTCGCCCATTGATACACTTCTTTGGGTTTCCAGGTATCGCCTTGACCAACCTGATAGCGCGGTTTGCCTTCCATTGACGCAGAATCTATATCCATAGGAACGCTCTGTGATCCGTAATTGGGTTTTACAAGATCAGGATGGAAACAATAGGCGAGAGCATCTACTAAATCGTCATGCTCTTTGGATTTATCGTCTACGCGATAGGCGTAAATCTGGGCCCTTAAAAGTCCCATATCAGGATGAATATGAATGCTTCGGGATTCCCACCTAGCGACAAGGCCGCCGATACGATTATCTGAAAACTTCGCTTGGCCACCGTGGCTGAGTTCCACATACTTAAAATCAAAAAGCTGATAGCGGGCAATCGCTTCTCTTAAGCTGTATTCCAAGGCCTGTCCTTTTCGTTTCTCAATCCCCAGAACATCCGGCTTTTGATGAACGAGCGTTTGAAGCAGCTCTTTAATGATCTCGCCAGGATCTTCGCGGCGAATGCCCTTGGCTTCTAACACCCATGCCTGATTGCCATGCGTAAACCCTACGGTCACAATCGCCGTATAGTCGCCATCATCATTGGAATAGGCGGGATCGCAGAACGTCACTTTCCTTGCCCATCGCATCCCATCCGGCATTTGGGTGTAAAGCGTTTCGAACTGCTTCTTAAAGGGCTGGGTAGCCGGATCTATCCGTTGCAGAAGATATTCCCGAGCAAAGTTAATGGGTCCCATCTCTTTCCGCTTTAAAGCAAGGGCCTGCTCCGACCAGAGGTAAGGAAATAAGGCCTTCCCATTCTGTAAGGCGGGTTTTTTCCATTTTGTATAGGCTTCGTTCGTTTCAAGTTTTTCCAGAAGATCCCCGAAATTGACAGGAGTTCCGACCGTAACGAGCTTAGTCTTTTCCATTGCCATTCCTGTGATAACTCCGAAGTATGCCCTCTCTTGATCTTCATCCGTCATACCCCCCAAATCCTTAAGCGGATCATCAACAATAATATCGTCAGGATGACGGCCACGGCTTGACGTTCCAAAACCAAGCCCCGATATGAAACTCCCATTCGCAAAACTAAGTTGATCCGTTCCCCAGATCTCTTTCGTGGTAGGACGAAGAGGAGCTAAATAATCATTGGATTCTATCGTCTGCCGGATATCACGAATGAGCTTTCGGCATTGATCTTCAGAATATGAAATAAGAAGAATCTCGCGCTTACCGCGAATGACGCGCCAAAGCGGATAAGCGATACTCCAGAACATACTTTTACCATGTCCGCGCGGAGCCTGAATCAAAAGACGATCATTATTTAAAATCAAATCTTCCCAATCGCCGTAATGAATGGGCCATTTCATATTGAGAATTTTGCACGTAAAGTATTTCATGCTCGTCTGCGCTAAAAGCCAAGGATCGGTTTTCATGCTTGCTCGGCCTGAATAGACGCTTCCGCGAGTTGCTTCAACTTGGCTTCGACTTCAGGAGCCATCTTGGGAAGATTGAAAACATTAATTTGGGTTTGAGCGACCTGCTTGTACGCGCCTTCAATCTTAGCGAGTTCTTGCAGACTCTTATGCTGAGAATCTTCTAATGTGGGGTTGTAGAGGTTTTCGACGTGCTTGGCGGCAATCCAGTCGGGAGTGGGGATTTGGCAGAGAGCTTTAACTCTTGCATCTTCTTGCCGAAAGCAAGCGAGTTTTTTGATGAGCCGCTCGGCTTTGTCCGGCGATATTGCCGTCTTCTGGATGGCGACTTCTGTGTTCCATTCGGCCTCGCGCCAAACTTTGAGAAATCGGAGATCGTCGAGGGAGAGGCGCTTAAAAATGAGCTTATCAACAGTAGCGAGCTCACCATCTTCATCAAACTTAAGCGGAACAATGGCTTGTTTCCCACGGATTTCAATGTGGCGGGATTTGTCGTTAACGGCAGATTCAAGATTCTCACGTTCCAAAACGGTGCGAGGCCACACGCCTGTGAACCTCGACCGATTTCCCCGGGAAGGAGAAAAGCGGATTTATGGTCTCTTCCCGGAGATGAACTAAGCCTATATATCACATCTTTTTTATTTTCGCAAGTAGCTGTCGAATGCGTTCTTAATGGTTTTCACGTCTGCATCCGTTACGCCAGGATGACAAGCGATGTAAAACCCGTTCTTGTTAATGTGCGCGCTCACTGGAAAATCCTGCTCTTTCACAAGCCCTTCAAAACAAGGCTGATTAGTGATCGGCATCATGTCCCTTGTCTCAATGCCGCGATTCTCTAAGTGTAAGCAAAGATCGTATTTACTGATCGTCTCTCGTTCGTTAATCAGAATCGGAAACATCATAAACGTGTGATCGGGCATGAGACCGGGATCATGAAAATGAAAGAGACTGTTATATTTCATAAGAGCCTGACAAAGCTTCTGTGCGACTTGTCTGCGTTTATTGATTTGATTGTTGAGGCCTTTAATCTGACTTAAGCCTAACGCCGCTTCAAACTCCGTCGCTCTGCAACTATAACCACTCCGCTCAAAAATGAACCGACTTCGAATAAGTGCGCTCTTCGTCCTCACTTCTTCGTACCCAGGAATATAGGCGTTACTACGTCCGTGATTGGCGTAACTGCGAATTAATCTGTTGAGTTCTGGATCGTTCGTCAGTGCGAGGCCGCCGACTCCCGTCGTCACATGATGCGCCATGTACGTTGAGTAACAACTCACGTCTCCTTTGACTTCGTTTAAAATCGTTTCACAACTGTCTTCAATGATTGGCCAGTTATTCTCTTTCGCAAGGCGATAATGATAAATATCCGCAGGAGCCCCGTATAAATGCACAACCATCATGGCTCTAATATTGATCGGATCACTACTACAATTCAACCGCCGCTCTAAATTCCAAGGATTACCCGCATCAAAAAAGAATGGCTTTAGTCCCGCCTGCAAAATCGCATTGATCGTCGCGACAAACGTCTGAGTCGTGACGGCAATAAGATCATTCTGCCGCCAGCCATACTTCTCTTTCATCGCTAAAAGACTTAGCCTCAGCGCATCCGTACCGCTATTCACAAAAATCCCGTACCGTGTATTGTGCAAATACGCGAATTCCCGCTCAAACTGCTTGACCATCGGTCCAGGACTGTACTGTCCGCTTTCAAAGACCTGATGAATTAGCGTCTTTGCGCTCTTAGGAACAGCGTTATAACCTAAACTGACTTTACGGATTGCCATAGGTAATCACAATCAAACCATTCGCTCCGTTTCCGCCAGGCCCTTTAGTCCCGGTGCTACTAAATCCACCACCTCCGCCGCCACCACCGTAATTGCCACCGTTGCCACCCACAGAACCATTGACTGACGTTACGGAACCGCCCCCTCCTCCTCCGCCACCGCCAGACCCGAAAGACGCATTAAAGTCAATTCCATTACCGCCATTGCCGCCAGGAAATGAACTCGATCCGTTTGAGCCAAATCCGCCGCATCCCCCTCCACCTACCGTTCCGTTTCCGCCACTTGTTCCGCCACCACTTCCAGCATTGTTATTGCCGCCAGAACCACCGACGGCGCTTAACGCAGAATTTCCGCCCGCCGTACCACCACCATTACCACCACCACCACCGCCGCCTGTAGACGTGCTTGCACTGCCGCCAGCACCGCCAACGCCTAACGGCCCTCCCGATCCACCACCACCATTTCCTCCCCCCACTAACGCCGACGCTCCTGCTCCTCCTGAATAGCCAAGCGTTCCAGTTCCACCAGAACCACCACTTCCATTGCCTAACCCAGGATTCGCTACTACCACAGACGTATTCCATTTTGTGGCTGTGCCATCTCCACCAGGACCGCCAACCGTCGCTCCTAGTCCTCCCTGCCCAATCTGAATGGGAACGACACTTCCACTTGCATACGCCACCACCATTTTTCGGTATTCCCCACCACCACCACCTATCAGCGTCGAAGGATACATGGACCCACCTGCCCCGCCGCCAATACATTCCACCGTAATGTTCCCGCTATCCGTCACTTGGCTCCAGGTCGTTCCGCTCGTTAAGTAAACCATCGATTGCGTGCTTGGCGTCGTAAACTGAATACCTTGCGAAAAAAGATACCCATCAATCACACTATTGCCCATTCCGTCTTTTCCACCCGCTAACCGAGAAAATAGTTTTCCAAGATACGTCCTTCTTGGCGTTAAGCCCGTTATCGTTATGCTATGACTCGTTACCATCGGACTCATGTCTTGCTCCGGCGTTGTTTGATCATACGCATTCGGATAAATTCCGTATTGTATTCGGCTGGTACTGTTTTGACTCGTGGTCCACGTCACGGTCGCTGTTGTTGATGTGACTGTCACAACGACATTCGTGATGGTTATGGCAGGCTGACTCGTTCCAGGTTTATAAATCGCGCCAGGATCGTCCGTAAACTTCTTCTTGGGGTCGTCCCACGTCCCGGGTACCGGCATTAGGCCCAACTGCTCCGGCAACAACAAATCCCACAAGGACGGTCACACGCACAGTCTTCTATCCTCTTGGTTATCTCCTCGCAGGGATCTTTTTGTTTGTGATCATTCCGGCATTTGCCGCAATAAACATCGAATTCACCGCTTCGTGTCCATCGCTTCATCGTTTCTACATGCTCGTCAATCGTCATTCCGCCGGTGGGAATTACACCCGTATCCTCATTCAGACCCAAGAAGTCGGTATCGACGGAAGCTGTAGGCTCAGCGGCCACCTCCTGGGGTTTTCTACGACTATCACGCTCGGCGGAAATTAGGGCGCTCCTACGGGTTTGCCGGAAAGCCAGGAACGACAATAGCGAAGCCATCCAATCGTCCATTCGTAACTAGGACGACCTTTCTGACATACAGGTTCAATACCTAGACTATGCCAGGCATCACATTTAGAACAAGCATATTGCTCATTTTTAAGTTTTTCGAAAGTTAAATCAGGATACAAAAAAGTTTTTGTTGAAGGCATACTATCGTTATTACTCTCTCCCCGAAAGACGAATCACTTTTTGAAGTTGATAATTCACATACTCTTGGGCTGAAAGGCCCATACAAAACTCATCGTTAAATCGCTTCGTTTCTTCTTGTGTTGGATTACTTCCGATAACAGAGATTATATTACATATTAAACGATTATAACGCATCTTTTGGCTCCTGAGTGCTAATTATGAGCTTTTTCTCAAGAATCTTGCCATCTACTAGGTCGAAAGACCTATATTCCCGTTTTCCGCATCTTCTACATTTATGCATAAAAACAGTGCGTTTTGCGATGAAATGAATCATTCCAAACCTATGCCCAACCTCTTCGCAATTTGGCTTATAACTTGCCCTAGCCCATACGGACTGTGTTGGCCACATTTCATTGCTTATATACCCCTAATTCGCCCGTTTGTCAAATCTTCCCCTCCCACTCCGACGATACCACCACATGCTCCCGCATCCGCCCACTATCCGAATGCCGAAACTGTACCCGATTCCCACTACACCCAACCAAACTCAAACAAACTACCAAATTTGCGATTCTACGCATTCAGGCTACTCAACTACGTTTTTACCCACAAAATTGATTCTAGGCCCATTAGCGCGCAATCTATACCCATGCTAGCGCACCTTCTAAACCCGTTTCCTCGCCATCTCGACCAATTCCCGAAGCTTCGCTTCCACCCAATCCGTAGAGACCCCGTGAGAACTGGAATAGACGTTCGCTAACTCTTTAATCTTCTCCTCCACCGCATTAAGCGGTTGAACTTTATTCATTTTATCACCAACTCATTCTCTAGCACACTCGTCATGGTTTCCCTCCTAGCAATTCGCCGTGTCCCAGCCCATTAAAATAGCGTAGACCTGATCTTTCATGCACTCTTTGTCACGCTCCGTCATCCATTCATCAACCGCATAAATAGTAAATTCAATCATCCCTTACCCCCTCCGGCCGCTAGTGCAACAGCAGAAACGGCAACAAAGCTACAGCAACACACCCAAACGTCATCGCTTGCGGGTTGTAATTCTTATCCGCGAACTGTTCCCAATCCCTCAGATCCCCGAAGATATCATCCCCATTCACATTAAACGGTTCGTCGCCAACACGCTTAGCTTCCATTTCTTCGTATTTCACTTCCCAAGCTTTTTTCCATTTCCAGTAGAGCAAATCCATTCTTTGCGAATCCTCTTCTTTAACGCTGTCCGGTTTCAGGTTGAATCTTCGGCACACCTCGAATCCTTGCAAGGGCCTCCCCAATTCCTTCTCCCGCTTTTGTAAGTCCCATTTTTCGGAATCGTTCAAAAGCCTGTTGATCAATGCTCTTGCCACGTACATTTCCATGTGCTCCCTCCATGATCCGATTGTAAATATCCTCTTCCGTTCGAAACGGCAACTTATAGGCTTTTAGGCCTATTGCCACTTGCGCCGCATACCGCTCATGTTCATCCTTGCCAGACCAATACTCTTCGAATTCCGAAAGAGAAAAAACGGGGGGACTCTCCCCTTCTTTTCTTTCTTTTACTTCTTGTATTACTTCTAACTGTGTTGATGACGTGTTAGGCATATGTTGTTCATTTGTGCCCCTGTGTGTTACCTTTCGTGTTGGTATTTCTTGATAGTCATTGTATTTTATAATCGTTATTTGTGTTACCCTTCCTGTTACTGTACGTGTTAGAAATTGCATGTTGCTAAGATTCAGGAGCGCAGTGCGAACGCTTTGAGACGATAATCTGGAAGCCATTTCTAGAGTTTTGAACGTCGTGACAAAGGACCCACGTGGTATCAATTGTGATTTATGTGTTGATTTATTGAACCATTGTTGATCTTGCCAGTTTGCCATGAACAAGCACGTAATCATGAGTCTGAGGGTCTGATCTGTAGCAGTCCATATGTCCGAGGCCATCAAACGGCGGTGCAAATAAACGAATCCTTCACGCATAAATTGAGCCCCCGATGGACGCAACGATACCCGCTAAGGTGAGATTGCGGAGCCACCGAGGAAATTGGGATTTAGCGGGTATCATTCTTTCAGATCCTAGTAAACTTATTTCACAAAATCAAGACAGCGTGTTCCCTGTCAACGGTTCCCAATCATGACAAATGGAAAAGCGCGGGTTTTCGTCGATCAAGTGCCAACCTATTAGCCGCATACATCCGCAATTACAGGGGCAACTTTCATGTTTCCATAGAACGCATCCATATTCACATAATTGCATCCCATCAATCCATACTCCATCATTTTTGAAAATAAGAATTGTGGTCAATGGTTACCCGCGAGGCTCTGTGCCTGTGGTGGTCATCGCCGTGTCATGTTCTTGGTTCAAAAAGACTAAGACGCAATTCTTCTTTTCCTTTTTCACATGTGCAGTACACATTACCGCAACGATATTTGAAATGCTCATAATGGGGATGATGACATGTTTCACAATACGGCTTCGTTCTCTTAGGACCGCGTTTTTTCATTATCTTTTCAGGGTTCATGTCGTCGGAGTTATGATACTAATCTTCTGGCTTTTTCAATTCCACAATTAAGGCAATAACGTCTCTGTCCTGTGATGGTATAACCTACATCTTTTAATTCAATTTCAGTGCGCTCCCATTTTGTCCAACGATGGAGAAAGAAGCACGAATGAGCTTCTATTAACTTATCACTCAACTTTTCCAAGTAATATTTAATCTTCACGTCGTCGGAGAACGCCGAGCTATACAAATTCCCAAGTCGGTTGTCCGCAACGAGCACATGGGATAACTTCTTCGTCATCGTTGGGCGCAATCAGGTCGTTTCCCGTTCCCTTAAATCCGCATTGGCATTTGATCTTGAAGTCTTTGTTTTCAGCTTCTTGTAGACTTTCCATGATTTCTCCTTTTTGGGGTCAGCGTTTTCACGGCTCTTTCAGCGGGGGCTCATCCCCGTTCAGGTTTGTGGTCTGCCTGTGCTGTCATGCATATGTTTATTTGTTCATCACGGATTGCCTTTCCAGTCCACATATAGGATTCTTCGAGAGTGGTTAAAAATAAAGCTTTCGCCCTTCCTTCCGGCAATACATGTTCTCCGAATTGTTCTACAGCTTCAAATAATTTCTTGAACATTTCCTGTTTATTTTGCTGATCCTGAGTGTACTTGACGTAGGTGAATCTATTGCTCATTTTATTTCTCCTTTAGTCTTTCATCCGGCGGCTAGGGCTGTGTTTTAGGCTCAGCCCACAGAAATATTAGAACGATAACACCAAATATAAAACCTAAAAAAAATACTTGGTCGTCAATTTGATATTGGATAAGACCATGCGTTTGCGCCATAGCAAAAGCACCTTGAGCGATATCCATGCTAATCCAGATTGTTGCCAATACTTTACCGATTTTCATCTTCTTTCCTTCGAGGGGCGGTTAGGCCCGTCGCTTAGTCCTGCGGCTTAATAATTCCACGCTCCATTCTGCTTAATTCCGAAGCTGACATTTTCCGTCGTTTGGCTTCTTCACGTAATGACACATCTCTATTTTCTCGATCAATCTGTAGATTGAGTCCTAGAATTTTCCATAGCTCCCAATCGCTTGAAACAATCCCAACACCGGCGCACCGATCGCAAGGCAAAACGATGCGCTTTAAGCCTGGACATCCCCAATAAACCTTTTCTTTTTTGCCTTTGCAATCAGGGCAAGTGACCATTGTTTTTTCAGCATGATGAGTACGCCAATGATCTTCGGTCAATGCCGCACCGCATACGGCACAGCCCGTAGGCTCCAACATTTCAGACGCTCTCACTTACGCCCCTCCCCGCGCTCGGCTGTGGCGCGGGCGCGGATTGCTTTTGGAATCGCCTCTTGCGGAATTTCTCCTCCGCAATCGCAAGGGTAACAAGGATCGGCTTCTCCATCTTGACATCGCCAAGATTCCGCAATCTTTGCGCATTCCTCGAACGCCTCTGTCCTGACGGCCTTGGCGAAGGCGGCAATAGCATTTTTGGCATTATCTACAGTTCGTGGCAAACACATTTGCCATTCTTTTGATATAGCTAGCGCAATCTTTTCCGCTTCGTCTTCGAGGTTCATGGGTTAAGCCGCCTTCTTTTGCTTGGCTTCTTTCTTTTCTAGGTAGTGAATACGGTCGCGGCATTTAGGACTGCAAAACCGTTGCCAATAAGGTTTTGGTTTAAACTTGGTTAGACATTCGCGGTTGGCACAAATTGTTTTTTCCATGCCTAAGAGTACCACATATAAGGTAATACTATCAATGGGTCTTTAGACTCATTCTTAGTATTTGGTAAAATAGTGCTTGCATCCATACCTAATACGTGGTAATATAAATCATGCCTAAGACGATAGATAGCGAGACAAAGCTTGGGGGAAAAATTAAGCACGGCGATTGTATAAATGGAAATAGAAGTACTGAATACCGCTCTTGGGAATCCATGAGAGATCGTTGCAATAATCCCCAATCTCGTTATTATAAAAATTATGGAGGCAGAGGAATTAAGGTATGCAATAGATGGTTGCATAACTATAAAAATTTTCTTTCCGATATGGGAAGAAGGCCATCCCATGAATACACATTAGACCGCATTAATAATGACGGTAATTATTCACCTAATAATTGCCGTTGGACTGATTGGAAAACCCAAAACAATAACAAAAGAAAAATAGCCATGCTAATTGAATTTAATGGAGAGCGAAAAACGTTTAAAGAATGGGCCAATATTTACGCTATGCCAGAAGAAAGATTAAGACTTAGAATTAGGAGGTTCAAATGGACAATGGAAAAAGCAGTAAGCACTCCATCGCGAATAAAGAACTATCTGTAAGAGATATCTGGAAATTCCTAGCGGAGTCTTTGCAGATCAATCATCTCCTCAGTAAGCATAACGTGATCCCGACGTATTGCCCCTGCGACGAGTGCAAATACTGGGATAAGGAAATGGAGGCGACACGATGAGGGAACATGATTTACTGTTGGTAATTGCGTGTCTATTGGCTTTTATCGTTGGAACTATTATGAATAGGTGGTTTTTATGAGCCTACAGTTTGAGCATCTACAGGCTTACAATGACCTACAGCAAGCGAAAGGATATGACCGCGCCGTTGCCTATGCGAAGTACCTTTGGCTTGACGTGGTGTATTGGCACGAAGTCAAACAGCTTGATAAGGAGCTACCCCGTGACCACTGATCCGATGAAAGAAGTCTATACGTGCGCTAATCCCGAAACCTGTCCTCATCCTCTACACAAAATGAGCGTTGATGATTTCAAGGGCTCGATGCTTCGTCAAGGCATGATGCGAAGCATGAGTCAACCCGCCGGATGGAAAGCGACGAACCGCCGCGCTCCTGAGTCATTTTGGAAACGATGGGGTTTGCTCGTGGTGGGCGTGATGATGTTTCTGATTCCCTTAGCGTACCGCCTGGTGAAACGCCGATGAAGTGCGATAACTGCGGTCAAACAGCCGTTGCCTTTTACGGAGAACGCCGCCGAACGGAGAACGGGACGAATCTGGTCAGCACAAAGCACTATTGCTATGAGTGCTACTGTGAGAAAAACGAAATTAAGGAGGAATTAAATGTCACTATTTAAAGAAGCGTCGCAACAGCAAAGTTATTTGAAATCGGGATTCTATTCGGAAGCTGGAGCAGGTAAAACATGGACAATGAGCCTGTTAGCGATAGGTCTACATAAGCTCATCAAAAGCACGAAGCCTGTCTATTTCTTCGACACGGAAGCCGGAAGCGATTACGTCCTTGAAACGCTCTTTAAACCGGCTGGCGTGAAGCTGTTCAGCGTCAAAAGCCGATCCTTTGAGGACTTAATGACTGCTGTGGAAGAGGCGGAAGCTAATTCTGATGTGCTGATAGCTGAGAGCGTTACGCATGTTTGGGATGAGCTTCAATCAGCCTACAGAAAAAAGAACGGAATAACGAAGCTAGAGTTTCAGGACTGGGCCATTTTGAAACCTGAATGGAACCGTTTTACTACGCGATACCTAAACGCCAAAATGCACATCATAATTGGGGGAAGATCGAAAGATGATTATGAGTATGTCGCGGGACGGGATGGGAAAAAGGAACTGATTGTTACGGGTAACCGTATGGCGACAGAAAAGAACATGAGCTATGAGCCTTCCCTTCTCGTTGAGATGGAAAAAGTTATTGACCAAAAAACGGGATTCTGGATTCCGAGGGCCTGGATACTCAAAGACCGTTTCGGGAAGATCGACGGAAAAGCGTTTGATAAACCAACCTTTGAAACGTTCCTTCCTCATATCCAAATGCTTAACCTTGGCGGCGTTCATGTTGGCGTGGATATGAGCCGCAATAGTGAAGGGCTTTTCTCGTCAGATGACGGGAAGGCCGTAGCCGAAATCCGAAAGAAGCAAGCGGTATGGACGGAAGAAATAGAAAGCACGCTCACGGCGGCATATCCTGGGCGGTCAAGCGAAGAAACGAAAAAGAAGCTTGACCTCTTAAAGATGGCTTTCGGGGGCTATGCCTGGGCCATGATTAAGGAAATGCAACCAGAAGTTTTACAGGCAGGACTTCTCAAGATCAGAGAAGCGATTACGGTTGATTTGGCGGCATTGGCCGCAAATGGAGCAAAAGAAAAGGAACCTAAAGGAGCCAAAAAATGATTGTAGACACAGCACAAGTTTTTCCAGAGACAAAGGGGTTAGTATTGGAATGTTCAGGTGTTCCATCAGAACGAAACACAAGAGGAACAGTCTTCTGGGATTTTGATTTTAAGACTGATGATGGATTGCTCTATCACGAATCGGTTCCTATATGGCTTGTAGGGCCGATATTTAAAGCTTTGAAATTCAAGGAAGTAAAGCCTGGATCTTACGACGTAGAGCCCACGCTTGCCCTAGGTCGTAAATTAAAATGTGACATAGCTAATGAGGATGTAAAAGGAAAGATCTACGCTCGAATTAAAAATCCTGTGCCTGTAGATGTTGCAGCGGAAGGCAGTTCCAGAAATGACGAAATACCATTCTAATGGCTAAGAAAAAAGCCTGGAATGTCTTTGGAAAGCTTAGAACGGCAACGCGCCAAATATGGATGTGGAGTCCGGCGCGGCGACAAGCCTTGATCTTAGCACAAATCGGAAAAGGGAAAGGGGCTCTTTATCGTTGTTTTATCTGCGATAAGACTTTGCCTAAGTACTGTATGGATGTTGACCATATCATTCCCTGCGGGGAATTCTCGAACTTTGAGGAATACGGAAATTGGTGCTATCGGTTATTTGAAGGCGAATTAAGAGTGCTATGCAAGCCCTGTCATCAGGAAAGAAAATGAGAAGTCACACAACGCATTACGACGATTGCGGATGCCTAACGCTTCGCTACAAATTGGCGATTAACGCGCTCTTTGCCATTCAAAGGCATATGGAAATTGTAACGAAAACGCCGGAACTTTCGACGGTTTACAATATCGCCAGCCGAGCGGTAGAAGCGATCAACAGAACCAGGGAGGCTAACGATGCCTAGATGGTGGATGTGGCCCTTGCAGGTCGCGGCGTTCCTCATGGGATGCGGGATTGTGGCGGTGTTTATGGTGTTTAGAAATGACTGATTTTGCGGGGGTTAAGGGCCGTAGTGCCAAGCGGCTACTCAGGCATGGGGCTCTAGCCACCCCCGCACAACTTTGGGCGTTGCGGCATGATCCGCGAGCGGTGAATACCAGTGATGACAGTGCAATACTGTCAAACGCCCGACACTATGGCCCTTGCCGTGGCACAAGACACGGTTCTCTTGTGGGGTAAAAAGGGCCATTCACTTTAGGAGGAAAAATGAAAATTACGGAATCTTGGCTCAAAGAAAAATCAGCATGTTCGGAAGGTATCCAATGGTTCCTTAACCAAAAGAAAACCGATGGCTTAGATGTTTTGGATGCGCTGATTAAGGATAAAAAACTTCAATGGGCAAATTGGTTAATTTGCCGAATAATGGATAAGCCAAATAAAGTTCGCTATGCCATCTTTGCGGCTGAATGCGTAATAAATATATTTAAGAAAAAGTACCCAAAAGATGATCGACCACTAAAATCCATTGAAGCGGCGAAAGCATGGCTAGACAATCCAAACGATAAAACGAAAGTCGCCGCCGCCGCCGCCGCCGCCGCCGCCGCCGACGCCGCCTACGCCGCCGACGCCGCCGCCACCACCACCGCCGCCGCCTACGCCGCCGCCACCACCACCG